AGTTAACCCAACCATTGATTCACAGTTAAAACTTTCTAAAACTTTTATTGCATTTGTAAGACCTGATAAATCAGGTGTTACTATATCAGCACCTGTTGTAAATGCTGTACTAGTTATATCTTCACTATCAGTGTTTATAACATATATTGCAAAGTTGTTGTTCTGTTGTAATATTGATGGATTATTAGTCCAACTTCCTCCATCTAATCCATCAGATGTAGGTAATCTATCCGTTCTCATTACATTTAACTGAGAAGTACTTAATGTGATTGAATTATTTGGACTTGACCATATACTATTAGTATAATAGGTATACCCAAAATAAGATTGGTCAGATGACGCACTATTAGTTTGATCATAATCAACACATCCCATTAATGCAGCACCAGACAAATCTTCAGAATCATCATAATACGCACTACTTTGTGCATTATCATAAAATCCATTAGCACTTTTTGAAATAATTTCATTATTAGATGATGTTCCGTATGTCGTAGTAATTTCAGAACTTAATAATCCATAATATGCAGTATTTGTTGTGGTGTATCCTGTAAATTCTCCCCCTGAAACAGTGCTTCCAGGAATACCAGGACTAAAGAAATAAGATTGGTAAAATATATCACTTTGATTATTATATGGTTGTATTGTTATAGAAGTATTCGTTAATCTCTGTATTGGTATATTAACTCTTGTTTCTGCAGTAAATGTCCAATTGCTATCAGATTCATTTGTTCCAAATATATTACCTAAACTATATTCATTAATATATTTTGGTGAATATGGATCAACTCCTCTTTGTAAAACTAAAACATATTGATTCTGAAAATCAGAATAATAATCAATTGCTTTATAATCACCACTATTATCAGGTAGATATCTATTTCCAATAACTTCTTTAATCCACCTATCAACATAAGTATTTTCCTCAAAAAGATTTGGAAATGATTGTAAATCATTAGCATTCCAAATAGCAACGGCTTGGGACACTGTTAATGCGGTTACAACTTGAAAGTATTCAATATCCGCAGGAAACTTATAATTTATTTCAATAGACCCATAGGGTAATGTATAACTAATTGGTGTTGAATTTATGTATTGAGATGTTGCGTAACTAACATCAATTGTTGTTGCTCCAGCACCATTATAGGATGTTCCACTTATTCCTGTCTCAAGACCATTAACTGTATCAGCAGTATACAAAAAGTTTTTATCGGTTGTTGAATTTACATTAACAAAAGTTAACAAATCACCCGAATTGAACTGTTCTGTCGATAAGACCGTCAAAGTATTATCATAATGCGATTTACCATAATTTGAATCTTTGGCAAACGTTACTTTAATTTTATTTTTACCTGTGAAAAAATTTTTTCGTTGATTGAAGATATTCACTCGTTCTCCCAATGGTAATGATTTTGAAGTCGCAAATCCTGGAAGAACAATTGTTTGAGTTTCAGTTGGTAGTGGACATAATCCTAAATCAAACAAACTACCACTACTATATTCAATAGGGCCATATGATAGATTTGCACAGAATGTTATTTGTTGTCCTGAACCAAGATTTGGGTCTGATTGTAATACACCTGCGCAATCGTAATAAGATATACTTATTGAACTTTGTGTATTATTTTCAATTCTATATTGATTACCGGTAATACATATTGCCGATTCAGATATAGTAAAATTAACACTTTTTGATCTTGGCATTTTATAAACTGTAGGATCATTAATAAATGCAAAAGTTGCTCGTCCTGCAATAGCTTCACTAATTGTTGTTGCAATCAAATCAGAATTAAGAGTATCTGCCGAAAATTTATCAATTAACATCCCAAAATAACTTAATGGAGATGATAAATAACTTAAAAACCCTGTTGCAACATTATTTGGTTCATCACTTTGAGGATTAATAGGGGTTGTTTGTGATTCCTGAGCGCACTCACATGCTTGGCACTCAGGATAAGTAATCATTGGTAAACTTATCTTATAGCTTTTTTGATTACAATATTTTCTCCATCTTTTAAATAGAAACCATCCAAAAATATTAAAGTAAGAAATTGTACATAAAAAATCTAACATCAAATTATATAAAAAAAGTAAGACATGTAGAAGAAATAAGATTGCCAACCCTATTGGTTGAAGTATTGTCATTAAAATAGAAAATAGAAAAAATAAAAAATCAAAATTTCTAAACCCATCATTAACAGGAAATTTATTAACACTACTTGAACAATCATCATCATCTATTTCTTTAATACCAATAAATCTACCTTTAGCCCCTTTTTTATATTCATCAATTAAACCTGCAATAGTATAAACTCTATTAAATTTAAATTCATAAAAAGTATCTTCACAATCAATGATTTCATTTAATCTATTTGTTTTTGCAGTACTAGTAAATCCATTAGTATAACCACTCCACGCCAAACCAAAATAATAAGAACTTTCTAATTTTTGATTAACACTTGTTGAATAATTAGGATCATTAGTATTGTTTGTCCAACCATATTCTTTAATGTTTGGAACTAAATAATTTGGTCTTCTTGTTTGGGTTGTTAATGCTGCTGGTTGTTGCCATTTAATTTTAAATCTATATTTAGCCTTTGTTGGAATACCAATTGTTGGGTTATTAGATAACACTTTTTCTCCGAACTGATTTGTAACCAAATAATCTAAATTCATTGGTAATTCAGTTAACCATGTTCCATTACCATCAATTATATTACCGGCTTGTTCCAACTGATATTGTTCTAATATTGGATTACCGTCTGCGTCTTGTTGAATGGTTTGACGTATTGATAATATTTGTCCTGGCCCTGCGGCCAAAGAACAAAGATTTCCCATATTATCTCTTGGCTTACAATTTTTTCTAACTCTAAATCCATCAGCTGTTGAATAAACGGAACCCATGAATGTTGAAGTTGGTTGTATATCTATATTAGCACTATCTCTTAAATCAAAATCAACTCTATTAATAGCAATTTGGCATAAATCAGGATCTCCCCACAGTGGAGATATTTCAGTATTAACTGATAAACTAACAATTTGTGGTAATGAATTAAGGTCAGTTGAAGTTCTAAATTGATTTCCAGCAACTTGAACTTCAGTTGCAATACCCATTCTAATTAAATCCTGAGGAGTTAAAGAGAACTCACCAATATCTGATAAGTCAACATCCATAACTAAAGTTTGTTCTCCTAATGGAACCCCCATAATCATGTAATCACCACTCTCATTTGTTTTGGCAGTAAACCTATAATATTTGTCATATATTTCTACAACAGTACTTGCTGTTAATACATCATTTCTTGAAGGTAATGTTCCTGTTGCCGCATGTTTTGAATATGATTTTTCGTAAGGTAATAAATTATATCTGTATCCATCATCATTCTTATCACTTGATGATTTATAAGGATATATACTTTGAATAATAGGATTTGATTCATCAATACTTTCAATAGGAATGAATATAGAAACTCTTGCATTTGGTAATCCAAATCCACCATTAGCAGTTATTCTACCGACCACCACACCATAGTCTGCACAACTTCTAGTATAGATATCTGATTGTTGAATCTTTAATGAAAGAATTTCAAGAAATTCAAACTCTTGGTCTAATTGAACATTAATTGTTTTATTAATTCCAAGCTCTGTTTGTATCCTGTATGATTGACCCATCTGATGCCTTTAACTATAAATAGTTTATGTGGTATTTTATAAAAAAAATACACCACTTTAAATTATAGTTTAAAGATGTTAAAAATAAACTTATGAAAATGTAACTGATTGGAAGTTCTTAACTGATACTCTAATATCTTTGTTTGGATATCTAATTTGGTATACTTGTGATGGTTGTGCAAATATTGTATCATCTACAGGTCCAATTAATTTTGTTTCAGGGTTAGAATAAACCATTGATGTTTCAGCGGAAGAATATTGTCCTCCTACTTCATTATAGATATCAAGTCCTGCAACAGTTAAAACTCCATTTGTATTTTGAACTATGCTTCTTATCTCAGATAAATAAACGTTTTGTCCAAGTTGTCTTGTTTGTGGATTAAAATATGTTGATATTAAATAAATAACCTGTGAAATGATTTGACCTGAATTTTGCGCAGAATCTAATACAATTGAAAGGTCTACACTTACATCAATAACTTCAGCGGTGAAGATTGAGATGTAGTCATTCATCATTCTATAGTTAGATAAATAATTGGCAATATTTTGTTTCAAAGTATTGGATACGATATTAGTGAGTTTACCTGAAGTATCATATGATAAAATTTGAATCATTATTTTATTATCATTTTCAGTTATAGCTACTTTAGCTGGTGCTCCAAATTGAGCTGGCATATTTCTAATAATTGATTCATAATCTTGTACGGTAACCGCTCTTTTTTGTGCCGAGAAGTTAAATGATACATAATTTCTTATCTCTTCAATTGTTGGAAGTCCTGACCCACCAATTGCTGCAGTTACGTTGTTACATCTTAAAGAACTAACGACAGACGAGTTTGTTGCCTCAGAAGGTCCATTAACAAAGAATGATACGGTTCCAATTTGATTAATTACATTAGTTCCTAAATTAGTTTGTAATCCTCCACCCACTCTATATTGAATAAATAATGTTGAGTTAGCTTTCAATGCCGATCCTAAAGAAAAGTTATTTGTATATTTCTGTAGTTCTAATGTTGTACCATAAGTAGTAAATTGGTCTAATGCATCTTGAGCAGTATTTGTACCTCCACCAAATGTTAATTTTTTGAATCCTTCTCCAGTGTATTCACTAATAAATCTATCTTGAGTTTGAATGTATCTACCAACTTTAATTCCTGGTTGGTCTGAAGCCTTTGTTGGATCTTCAATAAACACTCTATCTTCTGCTAAGGCATCTACTTCATACCATCTATTTGTTAATCCCATAAATTCAGCTGATGTTGGCACATTAGTATATTGTGTTCCATCTTTTAATAAAACACTTGTAATACCTAATACATTTTTTTCAGGTAAAAATAATTCAAAGAATGGTTTTACATCATTAGGACTGATAGTTCTTTTAAAGACTTTTGTAATACCATTAACAACAATTTCTCTTTTGGTAATTGTATAATTCAATAAAATTCCATTAGAATTAAAATTTGGTATCTTCAATCTATTAGGGAATCCTTGGGCATTATATGGTGAAAAAAAATCAATAT